TCGAACATCACTCACCCCGCTTCTCCAGCGCCTTCCTCATGGCAGTGATGTCGATGACGTCGGTCCCGGCATCGACCTCCCTGCGCACCTGCGGCCCGCCCGCGCTCGCGGCCGGGAATCCTTCCTGGCCCTCGCCGCCCTTGAAGCTGATCGTCCCGTCCGCCTCCAGGCCGTCCAGGTAGGCCCGTTGCGTGGCCCACCCGAGCGCGTCCCATTCCTCCGGCCCGAGCCCGAAGTAGCGGCGGGCGACATAGATGATTACCCGGCGCGATCTTGTGGCACTGACCTCAGCGCCACCGTCCCAGCGCCGGTCCCGGCTTCCGGGGACACCACTTCCTCTTGGACCCAGGCGTAGAACTTGACCCGCACCCGCATCGGCAGCGCGAGCAGGTTGGCCTTGGTGGGCTTGTCCGAGCACAGCGCGGCGAAGATCTCCGCCAGATTGCCCATGAACTCCACGTAGGCGTCCCCGGTGATGCCGGACAGGGCCTCCAGCATCTTCTCGGGAGCCAGGGCGGTGTCGATCTCCGGGGCCAGGCCGTCCTCTTTGGCCTTGGTGTAGAGCTTCTTGACGGCATCGAGGAAGGCCCCGATCAGCACGTCCGAGGGCTCGGGAATGGTGCCCTTGGCCTTCACGCCTGCCGCGGTGAAGTCCCAGTCCAGGGCTTCTACGACGGCTCCGGCATCGAATGCGGGCATAAGCAGCCTCCTAGCTGGTGGCGACAGCGGTGAGGTCGGTCCACGAGATCTGGTTGAACGGGCAGGTGGCGTTGAGGGTCATCGGGTAGAGCCGCTGCTGGGCGGCCCTGCGGTAGGCGGTCTGCACCTGCCCGGCCGACATGACGGTGGGGATCGACAGCACCCGGGCGTAGCCGGACTGGTTCTTGCCGATCACCGCGCAGGCCATGGCGGCGAAGTTGGTGGAGAGCGTCATCACCGACTTGCCGGGCTGGCCAGCCCCGGCAGGTGTCACGGCGATGCTGCCTCCGTTGCCCCAGGCCAAGTTGACGTTGGACAGCGTTTCCTCGCTCATTGAGCAGGTGACCTGCAACGTCGCGGTGCTGACGATCACCGCCACCGGGGTCGGCTGTTCCTCGATGTTGATGTCCTGCGTCGAGGGGTTGAATGTGACGGTCACACCAGCCTCAGTGGCACCAACGTAGGCCCAGCCGAGCGACGTCCAGGCGGTGGCCACGCCCAGGTTCTGGTCCGAGGGCAGGGCTGTGCCGGGCACCGCGGTGAACAAGATCCCGACGCCGTACAGCACGTTGTTGGTGACGTAGTTGGGCGGGGTGTAAACAAGCGGTGGCCCGGCCATGGCTAACTCTCCTGGGTGATCTCAACGCCAGCGTCGGCAGCCGCCTCGGTGATCGCGGCCACCATGCTCGCTGGCACGGTGGTGAACTCGGTGCCGACCGTCAGGCCGCCGTAGCTCAGCGAGGAATGGCCCCCGGTGACCTTCATGCGGACCGGCTCGCCGGTCTGGCCGACAGCAGCCTGGCGGGCCAGCAGAGTGCTGAGTTGCCGCTGCTCGGCTTCGCTCAGCGGGCCGGTGGCAGGCTGGGCAGCCTGCGGAGCGGGGGCAGGTGCAGGAGCAGTGGCAGCCGGGGCCGGGGGAGCGGGAGCGGCGGGCTTGGCGGGCTCAGTCACGGCGGGCCTCCTAAGCGACCGGGTTGAGGGTGTAGGCGCGGACCGCAAGGGTGGTGGTCGTGGTGAAGTCCACGACGACACAGCCCTGCGCCTGGGTCACCAGCGCAGTGGTGTTGATCGCTCCGGCGTAGGTGACCAGGGTCGGGGCCTGCTGGTTGTAGCTGGACACCGACCACGGGCCGAGCCAGCCGGTGCTGTTCAGCGCGATCGTGTACTGGTCGGTGGTGGCGGGCAGCACCTGGCCGGTGGTGCCCACGACGTCCCCGACCAGGGTCTGCGTGACCCCGGCCGCGGTGCCGCCGCAGGCGAACGCCAGGATCACGTTGCCGGACGGGTTGGGGATCATGACGCCGAGCGCGGTGCCCCAGGCGGTGATCGCGGACGGGGAGCCGAGGTCGTAGCCGGGCGTGGCGGAGGTCAGCCACAGCGCGCCGTGCGGGGACAGGTTGAGCGGGATCGGCTGGAGCAGCACCCGCGGTCCGGTGGCCATGTCAGACTCCCGTCACGATCGTGTAGTTGCTGGTGAACGTGGTGCGCTGATCGGTGACGTCCCACGGCAGCGGGCTCGGGCCGTTGCCGACCCGGGTGCAGTTGGCGATCCAGGTCCCGTCGATCTGCACCGGGAACTGAGCGCGCAGGATCAGGTCATCGAGGCGCTGGGCTGCTTCCTCAGCGCCCAGCGGGTCCTCGGGGGCTCCGCGCAGCAGCGCCTGGAAGTTGGCCCCGTCCAGGGCTGCTTCCTCGGTGATGTAGCCAGGCCCGCCGCCCCCCGTGATCACAACCAGCCGGTCCGGGCTCGGGGGGACGTACGGACCCGGGCTCAGCGGGTAGCCCAGTTCCTGCCGGTCGTCCCACCCGAGCGAGGCGATCCAGTCCATGATCACTTGCGTCTGCGCGGTCATGCGGCACGCCTCGGCGGTGGCAGGCCCATCTTGCCGCGGGCGGTGTTGTGCCAGTAGATCCAGCCCTTGAGCCTGCTCGGCAGGCCGGGCCAGCGCCAGCGGGACTTCTGCCGCAGTTCGGCCTCGGTGAGCCGGTGCCGCTTGGGCGAGCGGTCGTAGACGTCGCGCAGCCCGCGGGTGACCTGCGGGTGGCCGGAGTGGATCAGGTCCCCGAACTCCCACGGCGCGGCAAGCTCGGCCAGGTCGGACAGATCCTCCATCGCGTAGGACATGGCGCGCTCGCCGCCGTCCTCGTAGTAGCTGTCCGCGATGTTGCCGAGCCACACGGCGAAGTGCCGGAACAGCGGCCACTCCAGGTACTTGGGACCGCCGCCACGGGGGTGGTGCAGGTCCATCCGTTCGTGCTGGTAGTGGGCATACACCTGATCGACGGTGACCGAGCCCTTGAGCCAGCCGGTGCCGCTATGGGTGCGCTCCAGCAGGGCGCGAAGCTCGGGCGCGGCCGTGCCGGGCATCACTCCCACGCTCCCATGTAGTCGTAGGCGGTGGGCAGCACGCCGGGCCGGACACTGCCGAGGTCGGCAGGGTGGTCGGGCACCAGAACGCCGTCAACGATCTTGGTGTTGCTGTCCTGGCCGGTGAAGATCGTGGGGATGCGGTTGATCACGTGGCCGCCTGTGGCCGTGCCGCTGTCTGCCGCGTCGTCAGCGCCCGGCCCGGTCAGGTTGACCTCGCCTTTGCGGGCGGCTTCCAGCACCTTGACCGCCTCGGTGTAGCGCAGCATCACCGGGTTGGTGGCGGGCATTTCCTTCTGCTTGAGGTAGTAGGTCGTTGCCCACCACGCGGCCAGGTCCAGGGTCAGGCTGGTGATCAGCGAGGGCACCGGGTCGGTGAACTCGGTGTTGGCGTACAGGCTCACCCGGTCGGTGGCCGCGGTGATGGCCATCGTCAACTGGTCATCGCTCAGTTGCGCGGCGGTCCCGGTTCCGGCGTCAGTCGAGTCCAGCACCAGCTTGAGCGCGTCGGTGCTGGCATACAGGATCTGAGGGGCCGGTGCTGTCATCCAGTGCCCCGGAAGATGCCGTCAGGCGAGGTTCCGTCCGCGATGTTCAGCGCCTGCTGGGCGGACAGGCTGGTCAGGTTGCCCGCGCCGCCGTAGGCCGTCTCCGCGGCCGAGCCCGGGGCGATGTCCACGATGGTCCCGGCCTTCACCCGGAACGTGCCGCCGTCCCAGGTCACCTGAGTGTCGGTGTTGACCATCCTCGGGTTGAGCGCCATCGCGGCCTCCTAGTTGTGAAGGCCCGCATGGCCTACGGTGTCCTGGCCGTCCACGAACGGGCGCAGGTTGCCCGCGCCGATCGCCTGGTAGAGCAGTTGCGGCGGGGTGCTGCCTGCCGAGCTATCGCAGATGATCACCTGGCCGCGCTGGAAGTTGACCCCCCACAGTTCCGACCAGGCGGTGGCCGCGGTGCTGGCCGAGCCGTAGGTGCCACCGGTCGCCGCACCAGGTGCGATCGTGATGTTGCCAGTGACCACGAACCGGGCGAGGGCCATCAGTACCCCCAGGACGGTGCGGGGATGACGGCTCCGCCGACGCCGAAGCCGCTGTCCCGGGGCGCGATGGAAAGCTGGCCGAATGTGAAGCCGCTGAGGTGGGCGCGGACCGCCGCGGTGACGGGGATCGAGGTCGCGCTGCCGGTGGCGGTGGCCGTGACCACTTCGCTGGCCGTGCCCGTGTCGATCAGCAGCAGCATGCCGCTGGTGAAGCTCGCGCCGCCGCTGACCACAGTGATCGCGGTGCCGCCTGCGGCCAGCCCCGCGCTGGCGGTGCCAGTGGGTGCGACGGGAGACAGCCGGTAGTACCACTCGCACGCCGAGCACCGGTAGGTGACCACGCCGTCGATGGCGACGAACATGCGCAAGCACCGGCACCGGGGGCAGGTGAGCCGGAGCGTGGTCGGCTGTGCGGCCATGGATCACGTCCTCCGCGCTGGGGCGGCCTTGGCACGGGCGGCCCGTGGCGGGATGTCCACCGCATCCTGCTCGGGCGGGCTGTCCTCGGTGCCGGGCTGCGGCTCGTTCGCCTCGGGCGGCTCCACCACCGTGACCGTGCTGGACCCGGGCGGGTCCGGCCGCGCACCCTCGGGCGGTCCGGGCAGGCCGATCCGCTTGCCGGTGCGCCGGTTGATCGAGATCCCCGACAGTTGCTTGGGGTGGATGGCGGGCAGCGGCTCGCCGGAGTCCTTCACCGAGCGGATCATGGGGAACGCCTTGAGCGGGGGCAGGAAGTTGGCCGCCATGTCGTCGGTGAGGTCGATCGTCTCCCCGGCCATCACCAGGTCGGTTTCCCGGTTGGGGTCCCCGATCCGCGGGACGGACAGGTTGACGATGGCCTGGTAGGCAGACATCAGACTCCCGACAGCAGGCAGATCGACAGCGGCTGGTCCAGGCCGATGGCACTCGCCCGCTGAGTGTCGGAGCGGAAGGTCTTGCGGGGCTCATCGCGGTACAGCGGACCGGCGATGAAGGGCAGTTCGTCCGCGATGAAGCCACAGCGCTTGCGCTGCATCACGATCGCGTTGCCCGCGGGCACCTGGCGGCTGACCATGACGTCCAGGGTCAGGATCTTCTGAGGCAGGGTGCCGGTGTACAAGAGGTTTTCGCTCGCAATGTCACCGACGTACGGAGCCGCAAAGGTGTTCGATTGAAGCAGCGTGTTCTTGGTTCCGTGGTTGATGATCAAGGTATCGGCCTCAAAGCCGAGCCACTGCGTCATGCCGCTGGGCGCGGTGGTGGCGGCGTTCTCCACCAGGAAGCTGGCCTGCGCGAGGTCGGCCCGGATCGTGGCCCCGGCCGACGCCCAGGTGTTGGCCACGGCCAGGGTCTGGATGTTGGCATTGGCCACGACAGCCGAGTAGAACGCGGTGTTCCAGGAGTAGGTCATCGTGTTCTTGACCTGCATCAACTGGCGCGTCACGGGGTCCACCGACTGGCGGCGGCGCATTTCGTCGCTGACCATGATCGCCATGGCGCGCTCATGCGCGAACACCACCCGGGGGATGCCCACCGAGGTCGGCACGATCGGGACCTCAGCGAACTCGGCCCGGATCTCGGGGAAGTCGTCCGCGTACAGCGGAGTGGACTCCGCGAAGCGGACCGCGCCGCTGGGTGCCGACCCGCCAGGACGCAGCACCGAGTCCACGATGAACTCGTTGCGGGTCATGTCGAGGATCAGCGCCGGGATGGTCAGCGGGTCCTTCATCAGTTCGGCAACGGTTACCCGCGGGGAATCGCTGTATCCGCGTGCTGGCGTGGGCATTGATCAATTCCCCTCAGAAGATCCGAACTCGGCCCAGGAAGAACGACGTGGCACCGAGCCCGCCGAGCGCCTGGGTGAGCATGGCGGCAGACACGCCGCCTGGATGGGTGCAGACCCCGACTACCTGGTCTGCGGCCGGGCCAGCGCCTGCTGGCCCGACCGTGCC